GAGGGCCTTTATCTCGACCCTGAGCGTTTTCAATCTTTCATGGGTAGAGATCATTTCGGGGCCTGCAATTAACGCCTTACCGACGACATGGCGAGGGAATCTTTTGAGTACATCATCGCCTGAAATCGGTTCCGGGGGGATATCCCCTTTTACGTTCACTTCCCAAAACTTCCCGACCTCCTCAATACAGAAATTAAAATAATCAGGATCGAACTCAAATTCGTTATACTTAAAATCCAATCCTCTTTCAAGCCAAGCGACGGCCCCGTAGGAGAAACCCGTCACTCCGAGATACCATTGCAACTGAGTGAACCAAGTATCGTGGGCCTTGTCGAGTTGGGCCTGCGTGGTTTTGCACTCGAGGACTCCCCTCCCGACCTTATCCTTCGAGAGATAGATACGATCCGTCATGCCGAGGGCCCAATCATGGGTCGGGTGCTTCCATACTTGCTGCTTCTCTGAGGCCTTAATGATACGGTTTTTCGTGGCCCTCTGAAAGAACTCAGCGACCGCACCCTCGAGGATATTCCCGGCCTCGGTATATTTATTAGATACTGAGTTATCCTCTCGCCCTGTTTTGGCGAGCCAAACTTTATAGGGAGAATTAAACGGATCAATACCTAATATGGCACCGACTTCCGAGCCACCGATCCCCTGTCGGCGTTTCTGAATTATTTCCTCTGTAAATTTCATTTCGTTTCAGGATTAATTGTTGTTTGCTGAGGAGGAGCCTGAGCCGCTTTCTTTTTTGCGACTTGTTCCTCCATGATCTTCTTTACTTTTTCTTTCGTGGCTGATGCGGTTTCACTCTTCGCAGTTCGTCCGAAAGCCTCACCGACGGTCGTATCTCCGTCCTTAATAGCCTGAGCCAAGCCAACCAACTGAAGTATCTGAGTTTCCTTAATTTGGTTAACGGTTTCAATCTCCAACGTGGAGAGGATCTCTGCCTCGGTCACTCCGTACGTGTCGAGATATCCCTGAAGGATCTCGGCCCTCCGCTTCAGGAGGAGTTGCTCCGTACTCATATCCCCGATTACGGCCTTCTGAGCAGCCTTATAAACGGCGTTGATATACTGAGCCGGAATCACGTGAAGGATAGCGTTACGGGCTGCTATTGCGAGGGCTGCGTTACAGGTTACGATTATCATATCATCGGCGTATCGTTGCCCCCTCTTGTCGGTGATCCTCCTCTTTACCTCGAACCTTTCCGTGAGGTTATTCTGAAGATCCCGTACGGTACTCTGAGCGGTGATCATCGTATCGCCGATATCGATAATCTTCGAGTCGATCATAATGTTCCCGTATTCAGAGGCGAGGAACCGGGCCAAGTGAACTGAGGGCCCCGTTATTTCCTTCCCTGCTCGGGGAAGAGAGTAAACGCACGTTTTTGCGAACTCTTTATCTTTGGTAACGTAGGCGATCACGTTATTAACTCCTCGGGTGATATCCCTCGGATAGCGTTTCGCCGTTGAGATTTGGATCTCGATCTCAGCCTTCGATTGGGCTTCGATCACTGATACGGACTCTACCGTAATCGTTTCTAAGGATTGAATTTCGTCACTCATGGGTAAAATGATTTAAAGGAAGTTTGGTAAAAATTAAATTATTGAAAGTAAAAGGCTTTCCGATGGGTTGCCTGAGCACGGTTCGATATATTCGGGTGAGGTTCTCACTATCGAGGGCCCACCATACGCTCGAGTATGCTTCCTGTTTCTTTCCTTCAGGCAGAAAGGACTCTTTAAGAATGATATATTTCATGTTTCTAAATTATATTAAAAAGTAAAAAGAATTAAATCTCTACGAGGGAGGATATAAAAAGATATTAACGAGATATGAACAGATCAGAAATCCCACTCCGCTTTACCCTCTATTAAAGTTTCCAAGTCGGGCTGCTCCTTATCTGAGAGGAGAGCCGTGAGGCGAGTAAAGGCCTCCGTTTGCGTGGAGCCCCTGACGAGGACGACTCCATTACGGTCGGTTACTGAATACCCCTCAGGAATCGCTACGAGGAGAAATAACGATCGGAAACCCTCGACCCTTATTTCCACCTCGCCCGTGTTCATGCGACTCGTGACGACGATAAGATTAAGCATCTACGAGGAATTTTTTCTCGCTCAGGATCTTGCAGTATCCGCTGAGTTCGTACTCCATCCGGGCGACGGCCTTCGGAATGAGATCGCATTTCTCAGTATTACCGCACTTCAGTTCGAGATTAACTGATTGGGAGTTGCTCCCTTCAGCGAAACAGGGCCTCACGTACCAATTTGCAGCCATATACGACTCGCTGATACTGATCGAGGGCTCCTGACGATACCAACGTGTGATCCTCTGAACTACCTTCTCGAACTCATCTGCCATCACCGGGCGTTCGGTTCCGTCGGGGAGGAGTGTGGGCCTGATCTCAATCGACCAACAACCGTATACGGTTTTCTGCTCCCATCCTTCAGGGAGGAAATCAATGCTCTGCGATACCATGTTCGCATAAAAGGTACGACGGGAGTATTCCCGAACCTCACGTTTCAAGTTTTTGAAACCTTTGAAAAAATCTGTCGTTTTCATTTTTTGAATTTTTAATTATTACTGAGTAGTTTACGAGGATCCTCAGGGATCCCCGTCATCGCTTTTTTATTTCCGACTTTGAACGGAATCAGTTCTCGAAGTTTATGAGGGCCATCTCCTCAGGGTTACGAGTATAGATATACCCTCCGGCGATTGTTTCAAGTTCTCTCCTTCGTACAGGTTCGGCCTCACGAGCGATCGCAGAAACGGCCTGCCCCATGAGCCACTTTGAAGGGGAGCCGATGATCCCGTCCTCTTCCTTATGCTCGAGGAGAACTCCCTCGACGGCCTTCGCCTCGACCTTATAAAGCCCGAGTGAAGGGAGCCGTTCGATCTCCTGAGTGAGATTAACTTCGGCCCCTGAGGCCTCCACGATCTGAGCCTCTTCAAAGTTCCGGGTACGATCCGAAAAAATGTGGTTCATAATATCACGGATCTGAAGGCTGCGAACCTCCGTTTCTTTATTGATCGTTTCAATGGAGTAAACTATCTCCTGTCCGAGTCGGCTCCCGAGGTGAATCTCTTTCAGGTAACTCTGCCCTATGGCCCCGTTGAGGCATACGGCGTGTTTCGAGTAGGTTCTGAGTTCTAACTTTCCGGCCCCGAAATCGGAGTTCCTCAGTTGGGCTCCACGTGCGTAAGCGACTACCCCGTTCTTCGGAGTTTCTACATAGATCAGGCGAGGATCCAATACCTCGAGGAAATCTTTTGAATCTCCCTCAACGGCTCCTGTGATCGGGAGGCCCATTTTCATCGCAGCCTGAAGGAACGTGAGAAAAAGTTCCTGTGTATTCATACGCTTGTAGGCAGTAGAGAGAAAGCCCCTGACGTTTCCATTTACGTTACGGATCAGGAACCTGTCGTCGTTCTTTTTCTTATTCTCCACGTACTGATTAAGGGCGAACGTGACGGCACTCTGCTGATATACCTCACCTGAGAGGAAAGACTCTTTCACCCAACCGGGAGGAAGGCCGAGCATCTGAGCGATCTGATAAACTGAGTACCCGGTGAGGCCCCAATCGTGGAAATGAGAATTTTCTCTCACGGAGAGCCTGATCCCTGAATCGTCGTTGGTGAAGTTCATACTCGAAGAGGGAATGATCCAATCGTCGATCCGGCGATTTACTAACGTGTCGTAGACCTTGTTTGAGTCGATCTGCGACTTTTGCACGAAGGCGTTAACCTTCTCCTGTAGAATGTTCTCTAATGTGTTCATGGTAAATTAATTAAGTTATGAATATAAAAATTAAGAAACTTGCTGCAAAACTCTCTCCTGAATCGCTGAGAAGATCTCGGAGGTATATTTGAAAGAATTTAAGAGAGTGAGAAACCCTCCCTCGGTGATTGAATCTACGGAGAGGATCTCGAACGAGGCCGGATCAAAATAATCCCAAGCCCTTCTCTCCGGTTCGTATGCGAACGTGACGCTGAGTTCAACGTCATCGATCATTATCTCGATCGTATCTCTCATGGCTGAACCTCCGACAATCCGTTAGCGAGGAGGTAATCTGATACGAGATCCGCAGCCCTCTGAATTGAGGGGGAGGAAACGACGTACGAAAGGATCTGATCGTCGGTGAGTTCAAGGCTGATATAATTATAGTTTCGCCTCCAAAAATCTTTGAAAAGCGAGATACGAGGATCGAGGGGCTCTTTTTGCCCCCTCTTTGCGTAATCATACGCTGCACGAAATTCCTTCATCGAACTATCGTCGTCCTTATGGGCTTTAAATGCTTTCATCGTTTGAGTTTATTAAATTAGATTCAGGGATAAACATAAAATAATTCACTTCCTTATTCGAGAGCCTCCATTCAGCGAGGCGAGAGATCCTGATCAGGTACGTACGGGTGCGAACTCCTGAGTTCAGGAGGGAGGGATCCCGAACTACGTCGGTGAAATCATATTCGATCAGGAGTTGTACGCTCTGCTTTCCTTCCTTCACTATCTTCAGGCCCCTGATATAAGAGAACTCAGGTTTGTGAGTGAGTTTAATCGTTTGCAGTTCGGAGAAACGGATCCCCTCACGGAGATCCTTCATAAAATTCCGAACCCTGATCTCGTCCTCCTCTACCTGAACACGGGCGACGGCTTGCTCGAGATCCCTGATCTCAGGATCAATGGCGAGAATAAAGAGATCATCGCTGCTAACGGCGTTATTCAGAGCCCTGAGAATATCATAATAATCTTCCAAAAGGATCTTCGCTGCTTTCCCTACGGCTTGCAGCCTTATGAGTTCATCGGTGCGACCTGAGGCCGGGGATCCTGAAGATATTGAGAGCCCGTTCCAACTTCCGGCGTTCCAATCCTTCTCGAGGTTCAGCGTAAAAACTGATTTGAGCCCGTAGTTGTAATTAGTTCCGAACTCTACACACGTGGTGTAAACATCGACCAAAATCGGGTTCATAACTCTCCCGAAATACTTAATACATACCTCACGGATTTGGATCCTTCTCTGTGCCTCATGGGCTGCACGGCGAGCCTTTAGGTCGTTGACCTTCTGAATTAATATTTCACTAATCATGGCTAAAATTATTTGGATTCGTAACTAAAATTAACAACTGATTCAATCAGGGCCCGAGCAGCGTTCTCGGTTTCTTTCCTCTGCTCTTGCTGAACCTGAGAAACCCAATCGCCGATCGCTTCCTTCTCCGCCGGGGGAAGATCTGATTCGTAGAGAAAATTAATCCCGTTTACTTTTCCCATCACCGTCGTAGAAATATAACCTCTGCGAGAGAGGGTACTCTGAAGGGAGGGAGCAAATGCGAAATGGATCCTCACGCTGATCTCGCAAGTATCTTCGCCTGCCGGGGTGATAAAGCCTGCGAAGGTGAGCGTCTGTTCGTTCATGTCCTCAACGATGGTGAGGGATTCGATTGATTTGATAACGTCTAAAGTTTTCATTTTGATAAAGATTAAGTGAGTAAATATAAATCGAACCGCACGGAGGAGCCGAGCCTCCGCAATGTTCCAAATGCGGTTTATAAATTATGAATCTCATTCTCTTCAGGAGTGAGGATCACTCCCGGTACGCCGTTGAGTTTGTATTCCGTTCTCCTCATCGGGCGAGGTTCAGGGGGGATCATTTGGATCTCGTGAGCCTCTTCCCTGAATTGACCGTCGAGAAGGTCGAGAAGATAACGGAGTTTCGTGAGGTGATCATGGGCGATGAGAGCGTTCTGATTAAAAAGGAAATCGTTCGTTTCATTGCAGAGGCCTGAGAACTGAGCCTCCAATTCGTCGGCCTTCCTTACAAGTGAGGAGAGGCTATTCATCTGCTTTAAGGTTGCTTTTTTCATGGTATGTGAGATTTGAGAGTAAAAAAATTAGAGAGGGATAGACGGATCCGATCCGCAGCGTCACGCTCGTAGTCTTGCTATCCCCCAAAGTTTCACTTATCACCCGGAACCGATCCCGGGGAAACTCTCTGAGGCCCTTTCTATCCTCCTGAGATTGTCGTTTTTGGGCTGAAGTAACTTCGTGTGTGCCTCTTTCGGAGCCCTTTCAGGAGAGCCGATGCCTCACGGCGTTGGATCCTGATCAGTTTTTTTACTACCCTTCTCATCAAAAACGGTCGGTATGTTGGGCCTCTCAGATATCTCACCTCACGGGGGGAGAGTTTTTCGGGGGGATCTTCTCGGGGCCTTTTTATTCAGCCCACCGGATCTCGCTTCTCGTCTTCGTTCGCCAACCTCAGAATTTCAAGGAACTCCCCCGGATGTGGGGGTCAAAATATAGTGATTTATACTCCCAAAAGTAGATAAATCGTTACAAAGGATAACTATAAAATGTAATTTGTTTTATCGACGAACGCCAATCTGTGACCAACGATCGCAGAACGAGGTCCAAAAAAAGCGTTACATTTACCCCACTTTTCACCCTCCCGTGTACCTGATATCTACGGCAAACGAAGTAGGGCAATACGGTGGGCAGAGTCTAACGATCTAACTGTAAAATGTATTAACGTGTACCTGATTTAACCCAAAAACGATGAAAAATGATTAAACTCTCCGACCTCAAAGTAAATCCGGCAAACCCTCGCCTGATAAAGGATTACCGCTTTAAAAAACTAATCGACTCGGTGAGGGATTTTCCGAGAGCAATGCCCCTGCGTCCGATCATCGTGGATAACGACGGAATGATTCTCGGAGGGAATATGCGGTACAAGGCTTTGCTTGAACTGAAATACAAAGAGGTGCCCGATGAATGGGTTCGCAGGGCTGAGGAACTTACCGACGACGAAAAACGGAGGTTCATCATTCTCGATAACGTATCATTCGGTGAAATGGATTTCGATATGCTCGCTAATGAATGGGACGAGAAGGAACTCACCGAGTGGGGCTTTGAACTTCCGAACTTCGGGGAAGGATCCGAGGAGAAGGACGATATTTACTCCCGGAAGGTAGAGATCCCGATCTACGAACCCAAAAATGAAAAGCCTAAGTTGGGAGATCTCTACGATGATAAAAAAGTGAAGGAACTGATCGCCGAGATACAAAAATCAGATCTCCCGAAAGAAGAGAAAAACTTCCTCATCGCAGCCTCAAATCGGCACCGGGTATTTAACTACGAAATGATCGCCGACTATTACGCTCACTCCTCCCCTGAGGTTCAGGATCTCATGGAGAAATCTGCCCTCGTAATTATCGACTTCAATAAAGCGATAGCGAACGGATACGTGCACTTGGCTGAAAGTATTAAAGATCAATACGCTGAAGATTATGCCGATGAGAAATAAGGATTTCGCCGTATTCATACTCTCATACGGAAGAGCAGAGAGAGTTACCACTTATGAGATCCTGAAGAGGGTCGGATATACGGGCCGGATTTATTTCCTCTGCTCGACCGATGACAAGGATCTTCCCCGGTATCGTGAAATATACGGGGATCAGGTTATCGCCTTCAACAAGGACGACTATAAAGGAACTTTCGACGTAGGGGATAATTTCGGGGATAACCGGGGGGTCGTCTACGCCCGAAACGCGAACTTCAGTATCGCTGAAAAAATGGGGCTGAAATACTACCTCCAACTTGACGACGATTATATGATTTTCGCATATAAATTCAATCAGAATATGGAATACGGGGAGAAGATAATTAAGAATTTCGACTCTATATGTGACATATTCGTCGATTTCCTCGCCACGAGCCCCGTATGTAGCATTGCTTTCGGGCAGGGAGGAGATTTCATCGGAGGGGGCCAAAATTCCTACGTGAAGGATTTCGTTCACTCCCGGAGGAAACTGATGAACTCCTTTTTTAATCGGGTCGATAGGCCCTATCAGTTTTTGGGAAGGATTAACGAAGATACTACCTCCTACGTATACAATGGGTCGTTAGGCAAGATCTTCTTTACTATCCTGATGATATCTCTCACTCAGAGAACGACGCAATCGAACGTCGGAGGCCTTACGGAGCAGTATTTGGATATCGGAACCTACGTAAAGAGTTTCTATTCGATCATGTTCTGCCCCTCCTGTGTGAAGATCTCAGTTATGGGCGAGAAGTTTAAACGGCTCCATCACTCTATCAGTTGGGTGAACGCCGTTCCTGTAATCATCGACGAAAACTATAAAAAAGGGAAGTTATGAAAAACGTCATGGGTCGTCACCGAATTATCGTGGATTGGGAAAAGGTCGATAAATATCTTCAGGCTCAATGCGACGGGGTGAGTGTAGCCTCTATTCTCGGGATCTCAGCCGATACGCTTTACCTGAGATGCGTGGAGGAGAAGGAAATGACTTTTACGGCCTATTCGGCTAAAAAGAAAGCGGAGGGAGTGCAACTCCTGAAGGCTAAACAGTTTCAGACGGCGATGAGTGGAAACGTAACTATGCAGATATGGCTCGGAAAACAGTATGCAGGCCAACGGGAGAAGGCTGAGGTTATGAATACAGGCCTCCCGAATATCTCCGTAGTCGTGGACTCCCCGGAAACGGCCCGAGTGCTGAAGGAATTACTCGCAGAAGAGGTGAAAGATCCGAGCGATGCCGATCCTACTCACTAACGTCTTTCGGAGAAACGCTGAGGCGTACCGATCAGGGATCCCCACGATCATAAATTCAGGAGGGCAGGGATCGAGCAAAACTTACTCTATCCTCCAATTGCTTTACCTGATAGCAAGGAAGAGCGAGAAGAGGATCACCATCGTATCGTACGCTTTCCCTCACCTCCACAAGGGCGTAATGGTAGATTTTGAGAGGATCCTCACCGACTTCGGGGAAAATGTCGCAGAGATCCGCACTAACGCTGAGTATCGTATCGGCCCTTCCCTCGTGGAGTTCTTTGGAGTGGAGGGGAATATCGCCATCGCTCACGGGCCCCGGAGGGATATCCTTTACGTGAATGAGGCGAATAGAAAAATCACTTATGAGGTATTCGATCAGTTGGCCTCGAGGTCGAACGATTGCGTGTTCATGGACTTCAATCCCGATCAGGAGTTTTGGGTGCAAGAGAAGATCCTCCCGAACTTTCCTCACGTGTGGATCCAATCAAATTTCAGCGATAATCCCTATCTGCCCGAGAGGGAGCGTCAAAATATCCTGATGAAAAGGAATAAACCGGGCTTCGAGAATTGGTGGAGAGTTTACGGCCTCGGCCTTCCGGGGAAGATCGAAGGGGCAATCTTTCAGAATTGGGAGTACGGGGAGTTCGATCAGAGCCTTCCTTCAGGGTTCGGCCTCGACTTCGGTTTCAATGATCCCGACGCTATGGTAAAAGAGGCTATCGACCACAAGCGAAAGAGGATCTATCTCAGCGAGAAGATCTATAAAGAGGGAAACTCCCTCGAGCAACTCAGGGGGCTCCTCACCTTTCACGTAAAGAGGAACGAAATGATAATAGCCGACTCGGCAGATGCGAGAATGATCTCCCAACTGAGTCGGTTTTTTAATATCCGGGGGGTGAATAAATCAAAGTGGACGGTCGCTGAGGCCCTGAAAATGATGCAAGACTACGAGATAATCGTAGAGGAAGGATCTGAGAACTTGGCGAAGGAACTAAATAACTACATTTGGAACGATAAAAAGGCAGGGATCCCGTGCGACGGTTTCAATCACCTGATCGACGCAGCCCGATATTACTTTCAGGAAAACTCACGAATCAAAACGCCCCAAAAATGGACCGCATAACGCTCACGATGAAGGTCGCTCAGATCAGAGCCTCACTCAGGCCCCTGAGAAGGATCGAACGGCTCGACCTCGGAACGATGATCCTCGAGCCTCTCCGTTATGACGGGCTCAGGGAGGGCCTCGCCACTCTTCCTCTACCTGAGTTATTAACAATCAGGCGTAAGAAATTAACAATTCCGATGAATTTAGATGAGTTCTGCGATCAGATCTCATACGGGCAAAAGATCTTTTTTCAACGTCCTGAGGTGAACGAATACGGAATCGTCCTGAGGTTTATATCCGGGTATTTTTATCCGCTATTCTCGGGGAAGGAATGGGATGAAAATCGTGCACTTAAATTCGGTAGCTTTGTCCTTCGTAGCAAGGTCTTGGAGGTCTATCCGGTTGCTCTTCACTTAGTTACGATCATGGGGCAACTCGCTGAGAGGGAGGTTAAACTCCTCGAGAGAAAGCCGACCTCGGAGGAAAGGCAGGCAGGGATTGATAAACTGAGCCTCTTTTCGGATCTGAGTTCGATCCTCTTCCTTCAGGAGTCGTTTCGCTGCACGTGGGAGGAGGTTCTCAGAAAGCCGTATAATGATTGCCTCGTTAGATTTATGTATCAGAAGGAACAGAACGCATACGCCGAAAGGCTTTCAGAGATATATCGCAAGCAACAATCTAAAAAATAAAAGGATGATCCACACGACTCTAAAAACTGCCCTAACGACCGCAGGGTGTACGCTTGTCTTTTATGAGAGTACGGAAATGGTGAACACACTCACCGATCAGAGTAAACCGGAGGATATTATCGGGATCGTAAAAGAGCCTGATACGATGACGTTCGGTATTACGGGCAACGGAGTTCGCAGATCCTTCCCCCTGACGGTGATCGAGATCCTGAAACAAGTCGGAGCCGAGGCCGGGGCTGAGAATAATCTCGTCGCACTCGAGGCCTGTACTTCTATCGCTGAGATCCTGATCCATAACCTGATCGACTCCGAGGAATATAAGAAGATCACCGAAGTCGTGGCCCTGAAGATCTCCGAGAAGAGATACGATGCGAACGTAATCGGTTGGGCCCTCAGCCTGAACCTTCAGAGGATCGATAATAAAATACCCTGCTGATCATGCTTCCCGTTAAAGTGGATCTCACTCCCGAACTTGAACGATTCAGGAACGCAATAGCGACCGCCTCTACCTATCGGGGAGGAAGAGTATCGCCCTCTATAATGAAAAACGTCACCGTCGAGATACGAAAGGATGGAGGGGGATTAATCGCCCCCTATTGGTTCGCAGTTTTACAACAGGGAAGGGGCCCGAGGAGAAACCCGAAAGATACAGGCCTTTGGAAAAAGATATACGTTTGGATGGAAAAACGCTCGATGTTCAGATCTCGCACCCCTCAGGGGAAGATCTCGGAGGCTAAGGGCCTCACGTGGTATATTAACAAGTACGGAAATGAGCAGTTCAGAAAGCAGGCGTACGTCGACGTATATGAATCCTCCCGGAATAAATGTATCGAGGAGGTTCGCCTCAAATATGGAGATTTAGAGCACGTAATCACAAACCAAATATTATGAATATAACTCTCGTTTCAATCCCTGCGGTGGTGATCCAATCATCGCCTGAGATCCTCTCCCGGCTGCTCGCTACCGAGAGCCCGAATAATTTCAGATTGCAGCGAAAAGATTTCTCGATCCTCTCCTCGGCTGAGGGATCAGGATCCCCCTCAGGGTGTATGGAGTTCACTCTCGGAGAGGCTTTCGCAGGCAGCGAGGGAGATATTATAAACGTGTATAATGCTTACAATCAGGCAGTTTACACGGGAACCGTTACCGACGTAGCGAACTCCTCCCCTGATTTCATTATCCAAACTGATATCCCCTACGATTCAGATTTTGACGGCTCGTACCTGAATGATATCACTCTCTTCGCAGGCTTTTACTTCGAGGGGCGACTCACCGTGAACGATGTCGTTCAGCCTCTCACCGTTCAGGCCTCTCCCGATACTTCAGGGGTGGCAGATCTCGACGTTTCGGGGATCCTCCGTATCGTTACCTCACTCGAGAAGGTGGGAGATTATTCTTTCGACCTGATGAGTGAAACCAATAAATCGGGAAAGTTTACTCTCGCCTATCGCGCGATGTGGTACGGGGCCTCAAATTCGTGGACCGAAGAGGGGGGCACGTGGTATTACGTGGAGGCAGTTCGCTCGGTTGAGCAGGGATCCAATCTTTCGGAATATTTATTCACGGAGGCAGCCTTCGGAGAGTTTCTCAATTCCTTCACTCAGCCCGTTTACTTCACGGGCCTTCCGTGGGATATCTCCTTTTTCGTGCCCGGAGATCTTCAGGGGGATATCGTGATTACGGTCACTCATTACAACTCCCTGAATGAGGTTCTCTCGACCGATGAGCAGACTTGGGCCTCAGGCCCTTTCCTCGGACGTATCGCTTCCTTCTCCCTTAATCCCGTGACCCTCGAGGAGTACGCCGACCATTTCATTCTCGCCATTACTAACGAAGTACCGTCGTGATAACTTCAATCCGAATACCTATCCTCGGTTGCCGTAGAGGTTACTATCTCCGTTGGTACTATAACGGTTGGCATTATTGGAACTTCCTCTCAGGATCCATAACGTACCGAACCTCAGGTGAGAAATATCGCACCACAGGCTCACGCCTCGTCGCTCTTAACTCGGGTATGGTTACCGAGGCTCAGATCTCAGCGATCAGGACAATATCGCAGGCCCGTGAAGTTTACGTATATACCGACGGGGGGTGGGCTGAAACTCTTTTGGACGGGGCCTCTGTCGTCGTCCTTCGGAATAAGTTCTCAGGCTACGAAATGGAATTGAAACTCACTCTCGGCTCTCGGAAGATCTCCTCAGAAGGTTACTCGGTCGGATCCTCAATCTCTATCGTTGTCGATCCTATCCCTCCCGATCCTGATCCTCCCGATCCGGTCGAGAATAATGTTTACGTTGGAAGGTTCCTCGCAAATGGCTCAGGGGCCTCACGGCTTTTCGGGATCCTGAGGACGTTCTCCGTCGCCCGGCTATCTGTCGGAGGGTACAATATTTACCCTTACCTGACGAATGCGAATTATATCACCCTCGGGGTCGGGGAAGGGAGTACGCTCTCCTCGATTCGCTCGATGAATAATATCGATAAGAATAAGCATTTCGTAAGGGTTTCCGATGATTCAGGCTATAACGATTCAATCACTCGCTTTTTTATAAATTTTGGAGCCATGTTAAACACTAAGATCTGTATCGGGGAATTTAACTCAGCCGGAACCACGATCGCCCAACTCTCAGGGGATCCTCTCACGTTAGGAATCTCCCGTGATTCAACGGGCGTTTATGATATCACTCACGATGTGGGGCATACGAATTATATCATTTTGGGGGTGGGCTTAGGTTCGACCGTCGCCTCCCTGAGAGCAATGGAAACGATCGGGAATACTTCAGTAAGGATCCACGTATCGGACGACGCTTCCCGGAATGATGCAAACATGAGATTTATCATAATTTGGGAGGCCGTATGATAACGCCTATCAGAATACCGATCGTGCACGAGGCCCCTGAGGGGATATATCTCCGATGGTGGTTCAACGGGTGGCACTATTTTAATTTCGTTAACTCTTTCGAGGTGACGATGAAGGCTACCGTCCTCGACGTAATGACGACCCGAGTGTTTTCGGTGATCTCCCGAATAGAACGCCCGACAAAGATTGAAACCGAGTATTCCTATACGGTTCGCCTCGAGGGGATCTCTCAGGCTGATATCGACGGCTTTGCCAACCTCCTGATAGCTGAGAGAGTGGAGCAGTATTCGTCAGGAAAATGGTACGAAGTGGATCTCACCCGAGGAGAGAAAACTATCCGAGAGGAGGCCACTCCGGCCTATGTGATGGAGTTCGAGATCACGAGGAAGGAACTCCCTGAAACGCCTGCGGTATTTCAGAGGACGACCCTTTTTTACGTGGGAGATACTCTCGCAGATCTCGACTCAGGGGAAGTGGTCGCAATTAACAAACAGGTGAATAATATCGCTGAACTTCAGGATCGGCAGACCGATTTTACCTCTCAATTTAAGATCAGGAAAACACGGGCAATGCGAGCCCTTTTTGAATTATCAGGCGAAGTCGGGGCAACTACTTCATTTCCTTACGAAGATCAGGCCTGTCGCTTAGTTCAGGATGGGATCGAAATTATTTCTCAGGGGCAAATGGTTCTAAATAAGGTCGATGAGAATTATTACCACGTGAGCGTATATTCAGGGAATAAAAACATATTTACGAGCCTCTCGAAAAAGAAGATCACCGAACTCGCTCTCCCCTCCTGTGTTCATACGTGGGATTTTAACGGGCAGCTTGCCTCTCAGAGCCCCTACGATCTCGATTATATCTAT